GATTATCACTATCAGTATTAGACATAATCCTATCTACATTAGCTTGTGTAGTAGCTTTAGTAATCTCGTGCTTTTGCTCTGCCTCTAACTGTTTCTGCTTTGCTCTGTTTTCTAAGGCTTGTTTACCTATACCAAGTATGTTTCCTATAATACCAAATATTCCCATAATTTAACATTTTCTTAACATTTATAACCTAATAAAATGTTATATTTGTAATGAATTAGTTTTTGGTTTTAAAAACCATATTAAATTTTTTAAGTTATTTAACCCTATCTTTATGGTAGGGTTTTTTTGTTAGCTTTTCCAATCATTAAACACTTATTATTAACTTAGTGTTAGTTTTATTACACATTAATAAGTCCAAACAACTCTATCAGACTTATCTTTATCATCATCTACGTGAATAAATGTATCTGCTATACCTATTCTATTAAATCCAACCTTAATTAAGGCTTCTAAGACAATAAATCTACTTCTGCTATCTGTAACACTAATATCTACTGCAAGTCCTTTTAAATGGCTTGAATTAGGTTTACCACCTATATTAGCATTATGTTCTTTACTTCTGTAAGCAGAGTTAATCTTAAATGGTATATTAGCTATCTCTCTTGCTTCATCTAACTTAGACAAGAAATCTAAATCCATATTACCATCATTTATTTCTTCAAAATACTTCGTCATAATTATAAACTTTTATAAAATGTTACTTCCCAAACACTATCTATAGAGGCGTAAGGTATATGTCTTTCATTAGGTGCATAAATAACCTGTTGCCCTTGCTCATATACTTTATATCCTCTTGTTTTCTCTATTAAACTTCCTGTTATTATTTTACATCTTTCTACACAGTCGTGGTAATGCACACCAAAAGAAGAACCACTATTAACATATGTTAAGAATGTTATAGAGTTATCTGTTTCAGATATTTTCTCAAAGTAAATATCATCATTAACATAGTTTCTTTTACCATACTCAAATAAACTTAACTCATCAAAGCTAATACTAATTTCTTCTGTGTTACCAAAACCTAAAACCAATTCATCAATCTTCTCGTTAATTAAACGAGTTAACTCACTTCTTTCTATATTAGCCTCATTTATTCTATCGTAGACTTTTCTTCTTAACTCTTTTACACTCTTATCCATTTCTCCTTGTTAATTCTTTTAATTGGTCTAAAAGCATCATAACCTTACTCATAGTAGAGTTTATATCTACAATAGTTTGGTTCTTTTCGTTAAGAAACTGTTTAAGGTCGTCTTTATGGTTTTCGTAAACCTCTTTAATCTTTTGGTTTAATTCTTTGTTATCTTTCTTAGCATCTCTATACAGAAACACCAAGGCAGTTAAAGCTAATCCAAAAACCCAAGCTAATACTTCTTCTACAGACTTAAATTCAGGTACATTCATATCTTAACATAAAACTATTACCCAATAAATTATTATTGGTAAGCAACTCATTACAGCATCTAAAACTTCAGGGTTTCCTCTGTCTAACACTAAATCATTAACTAATTCTTTAGCTAAAGCAGCACTTGCTACAATGCAAGATGCTACAATAGGGTTAAATATAATAGAGAATATAAGCATCCCTATACTTGCTGTATAGAAATGCTCTAATTTATCTCTACCTAAATACTTGTAATGAAAAGCTATTTTTTTAAGTAACTCTATCATACTTTATGTTCTAAGTAATTAACACCTAAGAAAGAATGTATACCCTCACCATCTAAATCTAATTTGTAAGAACCCCAACCATACGCTTGTTTATCTTGCCACATTACATCTACACTATATTTATCAGACAATACAGCTTCTTTTATTAAACTACCATCTTCATCATATTCTGCTTGTTCTAAAACTATATGCCCTAATTCTACTATAGCATTATTATGTGGTATAATATTACCCTCTGCATCTTCTTTATTTAATGCTTCTATTTTCTTTTTAGCTTGTTCTTTGCTATCAAATTCGTATTTACCTATTTTCATAATATTAGCTTGTTAAGTTTTGTAATTCTGTATCTGTTAAGGCTTGGTTGTAAACTCGTAAGTCTTTTACTTTTCCGTAGAAGGTAACACCAAAACCTGCTGATTTAATTGTATCAATATTTGTTGGTGTTGTAACTAAATTGTCTTCTGTTATTTTAACACCATTAATAAAAAGAACCAATCTATTTAATTCATAAGCTATCGCAACCTTATTGTAACTAGCATTTAAACTACTTGGTGCAAGTATAACATTAGTATCACTTGGAGTAATCAAACCAACTCTAAAGTCTAATGAAGTAGTGTCAAATTGAAAAAATATTCTTTCACTATTAGTTGAATTTGTTAAGTTAAAAGCAAAGACATTACCTCCTTGTTCGTCAAGTCTTTTTAACTCCATAAAAATAGCTCCCTCTGCTTGACCAATATAATTACTTAACCCAGTTTTACTTAATGTTTCTGCTACTCTTGTTGCAGTTGCACCACTTGTAGGTATGTAGCTTGTTGCGTAAGATTGTTCTTCTACTTGTGCGCCCCAAATGTAAACTCCACTTGTACCATCGCCTAAATAAGATGTTAAACTTGAACTATCAGACTGCAATAATCCAATTATATTGTTTGTATTTACAGTTCTTGTAAATGAAATTGAACAACGATACCACCCACTTCCATAATCTTCTATTTTTGGAGTACAATTTTGATTGCTTCCAATAACACCGTTTGATAAGTCAAAAGAAGATATTGAATTACCACCACTTTGTAAAAGAATCCAATTCCTACCATTTGCTTTTGCAAAAACTGAAAATGTTTCTATACTTGAAACAGTACCACCAGTTTCGAGTATAAAGTGTGTGTTTGTAGTTGCGTTTTCTACTAACTTGTCTGCTGTTAAATCTCCTTTAGGACTTGTTAATGAATTTGCTGAAATGGTAGTATTTCCTTTATTCCAAGCACTATTGTCAAAATCCTCACTATAAGTAATTAAGTTTGTACTCTGTGGCTCTAATAATAAAGTAGGACAACCACCATCAGAATAATCTAAAGCAGGTACACCTGTAGCTAAATCTTCTATTAAACCTATTTGGTTAACTCTTGTTCTTGTAGATGTTCTTACGAAATCTAAATCTGCATCACCATTTGTAGGTAAAACACTATATACTTTATTAGCCTTATACGCAGATGGTATCATTGCTATTGTTGGTATCTTTGACATTTTATATCTTTTTTATTTTTAATTTATACTGTTACACATTCTAAAGATTCTACAATACCACTATCGTCTATAACTCTGTAGTAAAAATCCCAATTATTATTCTTAAAGTCTGTATTATCTATGCAACCCTCACTTTCTACAACACCACCATCTGCTTCTACTCTCTGTAAAAACCTTTGTGCTAATGCTGTAAAACCTGCTAAATCCAAATAGTCTTTACCCCAAGATATAGTGTTAGAGTTTACACCAACACCCCACCAAGTAGATTTGTAGATTTTACCAAAATTTATTGTGTTTGTTGCCATTCTTTTATTTTTTCTTTATAAAACTTGTTTAAGTTTATGATGTTCTTTTCTTTTACTTTGTAACTTCCAACCTTTTTACGTTCTCTTTTCTTATCCATTATATTACTATACTTGAAAAGTTATTATTATCTCTATTAGGTCTTAAATCTTCATTAGAGTTATTTAAGTATTCAGGAAACAAGTTAGAGTTGTTACATAAGTAATCTACCATTCTTTGTGTGTAAAAGTCTGCTCTTGCTCTTGCCTTGTCTACTAATCTATCTACTTCACTAAAATCAATAGCACCTTCATTTGTTCCTAAATACCTTGTTAAACCACTATTGTCAATAGTAAATAAACTTTCAGGTAAATACTCTACGTGAGTAAACCAAATCATACAAGGCTTAATGTATTTATCTCTTAAATTCTTGTAGTTAGCATTAGCACCATCATCTAAAGTGTCTGCTATGATTAACTCTTGTAATTTATCGTATAAAGAAGTACCTAAGTATTGATGTATGTAAATATCTTGTGCAATCTCTATGAAATGAATAATCTTATCTGCATCAACGTTTCCGTTAATGATAGACTTGTCTTTTAAGTCCTTAACTGATATAAATAAAGCCTTACTCATTCTTATTACTTTTAAATATTCTACTTAATAAACCACCTCTGTTTGGCATATCTATTGGTCTA